CAAGTTCAGTGAGTGCCGCATCAAGTATTGGCACTGTAACAGTTACGACATCGTAGGTGTATGATGGACGATTTTGATATGTTCGGTGACCAAACTGAAGTTGGTGAGCCGGGCGAACACGATCTTGGACTCGATGATGCGTCCGAAGAGGCGTTTTATGATCCGCCTCCATACGAGCCGCCCCGTAATATTATCAGCCCAGATAGGAGTCCTATCGGGCAGGCTTTTGATACGGTGATGGGATTTATTCCAAATCCAACTACCCTGAAAGGCGCTTTTGACCTAGGCTTAGGTATTTTCAGTGCTGGGACAAGTATTCCAGCGGCGCGATTTGCTAGCGGTGCTAATACGATTTTAAATGCCGCAAGTCGCACGAGCCCTCCCTCTTCATCTTCCACAAAAGGTTTTACAAAACCGGGGCCGCATCCTGATGAGGGTAGGTTTGATATAGCTGGAGCGCCGCCCCCTCCGGGCGCTCTTCCATCTATGCAACCGGAAATGCGAGCCGCGCCGCCAGCTTCCTCTGGCCCGTTGCCATTTGATACAACCATAATTGACTCATACGGAGTCCGTGAACTTGGCCCGGTTAGTTATGCCGCCCACATGGCCAACCGTAACCCCGCTAATCAACTTGCCTCCAATTATACAGGTGGAGAGACAGGAAAAGCTATCGACGACTTTCTTAATAAGGGGGTAGAATTTGTTGGCGACCTTGGAAAAGGTGCTACGGATTTTTTTACAAACCTTGCTAATCCGTTCACGGACAAGTCGCAGAATGCAGCAGGCCCATCGGGCAAAAACTCCCCTTTTGGGCCGCCAACTCAAACTGCGGAGCGAGACCCTAATAAGTATGGCGACCAAGATGGTGACGGGGCACGGGATCGCCTTTACCCCGGTGAAGCGAGCGCTCCGGTTGCGCAGACAGAACTAGCGCCGATTAACCCGGCTGCTTACGAAAATTACTTTATGGGATATGATCCCGATTATGATCCTTATTTAGCTGGCTTTGTGGGGCAGCCAAATCTTTACGGTCGGCGCGAAGTAGTAGCAGAAGGTGGTGGTGGCATTATGAATTTACAGAGACAAGCAAATCAATTAGCCGCTCAGGGGCGTGGTGGGGACACCATGCTTATGCACATGCGCCCTGACGAGGTGGCTGGTCTGGCTTCTCTAGGAGGAGTTACTAGGAACCCGTCTACAGGATTGCCCGAGGGTTTCCTGCTTCCTGCTCTTGGTGCGTTTTTGCCCGGTATGATGGGGTTGGGAACTGGCAGTATTTTGGGAGGTGCTTTAGCTACGGGCTTGGGCGCAGGTGCAGGGCAGGCATTGCAGAGTAAAATGTTGGGAGAGGCAGATCCTCTTAAGAAGGGAATGATGGCGGGCCTCACCGCAGGTCTAGGCAGCGCAGCGCTTGGTGGGTTTGGTCAAATGTTTGGAGGGGAAGTTGGCGGAGCTTCTGGCGCTTTTACCCCCGAAACTACAACTGCATTAAATAGCGCGGGCGGGGATGTTCTTGGCGAGGCTTCAAAAAGAGCACAGATGTTTAACCTTGACCCGACATTTCCTTCCAGAGGGCCACAGCTAAGGAAGGCGGGGGACGCAGCCCGCGAAGCACTGGCGGTTAATCCGGGAATAACGGGCGGAACGCTGGGTGGCTTAGGTGGTATGGCGGCAGACCTTTATGCTATGCACGGCGCTGGAGGCAAGATGCCCGAAAAGGGCACTTCAAGCAAAAGTTTCCGCGAACCGCAGGTGCGTCAGCGCACAGGACTAGCTCAGTCTGGTGACCTAACTTCCTACGGGTTCGGTCCAGAGGGTTTGTTTTTCGGGGAGGGGGTCTATGCGGAAGACGGCGGCAGGCCAGTAAAAAGAATGAGTCCGGGTGGGTTTGCTAGGCCTCTTATGAGCAGGCCCCCTATGGGCAGCGGTTTTCCGTTTCGCTCTCCTTTTGGGGGCCAAAGCGAAGGCGTTCAGGGCAGTGTGTCTGAAGCAACACAGAACTTAGGAGAAGCAGGGAACGCGTTGCAGTCAGCAACTAGACAGGTGCAGGCAGCGCAGGGCACCCTTAATCCCAACCAGCAACGGGGTGGATTTAGGGGCGGTCTGCTTGGGCTTAATCAGCAATATGCCGAATTGTTCGGCGGGGGAGGCAAGAGCGACTTTCTCGACTTAGGAGAAGAGGTGCAGGAGCAAAGGGCTCCTTATGTTCAAATAGCCCGTAGGATGGAGGATGGCGGTATCGCCTCAATGCCACAAGAAGGCGGCGATGCAGTGGCGTTGCAAGTAACACAAGACGCAGTAGAAGCCGTGCGCGGCGAACATCCTGAGCCAGAGATAGCCATTGAATCATTTGTTTCCTACTTCGGCCCGGAAGCGTTTGATAGCCTTCGTCGCCTAGTTATTCAGGAAGAGTCCGCAAGGACTATGGGCAAGGCAGACGGTCTTGTTAATGGCGATGATGGTGGCCGCGATGACGTACAGCGTGGTACTATTGACGGCGATCAAGAGCTTAATATCAGCGGAGGCGAGTACATATTTTCCGCTGACGATGTGGCCTTGATTGGTGATGGGAATACTGAAGCTGGCGCAAGAAGGTTGGATGAGGCGCGAGACAATCTAAGGCGTTCGGCTAGGGGCACGACAGAGCGTCCTGCTTACATGGGTGAGGGCGCTGCTACGGAGATGATGGCAGAGGTAATGGCTACTTGAAGGTATCTATTGTCCCGCCCGAAAGGGTGCATGAGTGCTGGAATGAGGTGGCTCCGCTGCTTCAGCCAGCGGTGGACAGATCCGGGGGAAGGTTCCTCATGGAGGATGTGTACCATTTAGTTGCTACAGGCGAAAACCACTTGTGGGTGGTGTTTGAAGATGGGGTTATTGTGGCGTGCTGCACTACAGCATTTACGGAATATCCACGGAAGAGAATGTTGACAGGACAATTTCTAGGTGGAAGCCAGATGATAGAATGGGTTCCCAAATTAGATGAAGTCTTGCAGCAATGGGGCACAGATCATGGGTGCTCTGGGATTGAGTTGACCGGGCGAAAAGGCTGGCTCCGGGTTTTGGATAAGATAGGTTGGGACATTACGTTCTACATAATGGAGAAAAGCTATGGGCAAAGGTAGCGGCGGTGGGCCTACCCCCACCCCTACGAAAAGCACGGTTACACAGACAAGTCTGCCCGAATATGCGCAGCCTTATTATGAGGATCTATTAGATCGTGGTGTAACAGAGTCAGAAACTGATTATGAAGCCTATGGTGGCCCCCGCATAGCTGGCTTCAACCCAACCCAGCAAGCCGGTTTTGATATGCAAGTAGCCTCTGCTACAGAAGCTCCAACTGGCATGACGGATGCTAGGGACTATTACTCAGGAATTTTAAATAGGTCTTATCCTTCTCGAACTGGAGGAGGGAAACCGGGCCTTGGGGGGGGTTCTCCTTTGCCTCCGGGTCGCTTTATGGAAGCTGTTGCAGGGGAAGCACCGCCATCTGGGGGTGAGCAAATGGATGCCTCTGAAGTTTCTGGCGGTCAGACAGGTCCTCGTGCCTTCCAGGCTCAGAACTACCAGAAGTTTGTTGGGGGGTATGACCCATCAGAGTCCTATAAGGAATACATGGACCCGTACCTAGATGATGTTCTTGGTCGTCAACGAACGAGAGCCGACGAGTTGTTTGCTGAACAGGAACAGCAACGCACAGATCAAAGGATTGCAGCAGGAGGTCGCAGAGGCAGTCGACGTTACGTCCAGCAGGCCTTGGAGCGTGATAAATATGAGCAACGCATGGGTGACCTAGAGGCCAAGCAGAGGTCTCAAGGGTATCTCTCAGCCCAACAACAGGCTAGGGACCAGTTCTTGCGTGATCGGCAGGCTCGTATGGATGCTGCAAAATTGGGTAGCGCCGATAGATTGTCGGAGGCTGGCTATGGTTTACAAGCTGCGGCTGCTGCTGCGGGGATTGATCCGCAGTTATTTGCCTTACAGCAGCAACAAGCTGGTGCACTGCAAGGAGTGGGTGCTGCGGAGCAAAAGATGGATCAATCAAACCTTGATCTTGCTTATCAGGACTTCCTTAACCAGAGGGACTTTGATCGTAGGCAGCTTCAATTCTTGGCTGGCCTACTACAGGGCGTGCCTGTTACCCCTCAATCCGAGGTCTACCAGTATCAAGCCCCCGGATCATTTAGCGGTCAATTGGCTGGCGCTGGTATCGGTGGCCTGGGTCTGTATAACATGCTTTCAGGAAAATAGGGCCATGACAAATATTCTACAGATGCAGGAAATACTGAAGAGTATTCCCGATCAGAGGCTTATGCAGGAAATGCAGGAGCCGACAGGCCGTGCGCCCCAGTATCTGGTGATGACTGAGATCCAGCGCCGCAAGAAAGTTCGTGATGAATACCAAGGGCAGGCACAAGAGCAACAAACTACAGTGGCTGAAGATATAGTGGGAGGGCCTGCTCCTCAACAGCCTCCAATGGCCCCTGCGGGCATGCCTCCACAGATGTCTCAAGGTATGCCGCCACAGATGCAGCCGCCTATGGCTGCGGCTCAACCTCCTATGAACATGGAGGGCGGCGGCGCTTTGTATATGCAAGAGGGATCGAAAGCCTCTCAGTATTTCGGGGCGGTTGATCTAAACCGTTTGGTAAGTTTAGTTGATGCAGAGGCAGGTAATCAGGATCTTGCGGGCAGACGCGCAGTTGCTGCGGTGATCTTAAATAGAACGCTTTCTGATCAGTTCCCTGACACGATTCAGGCTGTGGCTGAACAAAGAACCCCCGGTGGAAGTTACCAGTTTAGTCCTTTGATAAATGTAGGTGGTGATATAGATAAGTTACCAGCGGGATCGTCAGGGACAAGGGCAGCGGTCCTTGAACTAATAGCAGATTTTGACGGTAAGAATCCTGTCGGGGATGCGCTGTATTTTCAGAACCCTGAAATATCAGGGATGATTTTCCCTGCTTTGCGCGATTACTATGATAATGGCAAACGAAACAACAAGCCTTTTCCTGATGGCGTAACCAAGTATGGCGATCATATTTTCTCTGATAGTTACGGCAACGAAGAGACCGTTGCGCTTGAACCCGTGGCATTTAGGGTAGAGGACAATGCGCTTACAAACGTAGATAGGAAGCGCCTTGGTACTGATGAAACGCTGAAGATTACAGGCGCTGGCGAAGAAGTCATAATGGCAGAGTCTGAGCCTGATCCTGTGCCTCCCGCAGCCTTTCGAGGTAGCATTGCAGGAATCCCCCAAAAGATAGAAGAGATAACAGGCGGCTTCAGAGGGCCTTCCTTGGCTGAAACGCTACAGCAAGCTCCGCTCCCTCAAGAACAATTGGTAGGGGGCCTAGATGCGTTCATTCCTCCTGGACGCCGCTTCACTACGAAATCAGGAGCGCAAGTTAAAGCAGAAACCCTTGCTGGTCTTCAGTCTCCAAACGCTAGCCAGCCTGTTGAACTGTATGATGCTGCTGCTCTTGCGGGTTCTGGAGAGGCTGCTCCAGTTGACCCTGTGGCGGCAAGGCTAAGACCTTCTATTGGTGCAGGAACGCAACCTGTTGATACGGGGCAAGCCATAACACCTGGGGTTATGTCTCAACTTGCTGAAGTGCGTGGCGCTTCTCCAGACGCTAACCTTCCTGTGGCAGGGTATGATCCTGGTTTTGTCCCTGAGCCAACATTTGGAGATAGGGTCAGCACTATGCTTGCTAGTGCTGTGCCTCCTCCTACTAAGAAAGGGGAAGAACTTTTTAGTGATCCCAAAAATTATTTAGTAGATCAGTACAAGCGCTTTGCTACGGAGCTTGCCGAAAAAACTAGAGTAGCCCCTCAGTACGAAACAGCAGCCCCCGCCGCCGCCCCCGATCCTAATGTAGACAGTACAGAATTTGCTAGGTTGGGTCGTGAAACTGCACCTATTGATCCTATTCAAGCTCAATCTGCTGGGGCAAACATACCTTCCGCAGGAGCAATGGAAGCGGCGTTTCGTAAGCAGACCCAACGTCCAGAAGTGGCAGCAGGACAACTAGTAGAAGGCACTGATTTAGACGGTGTTACTGAGGCGGCGTCCGCAGCAAGTGGGACAGGCACGCCCGCCGCCGCACCAACCGGCGGCATGGCAGACCTCCTTGCCCAGATACAAGCAGGGCGCGACGATGCCAAGGCCATGGGCCTACTCACTGCTGGTCTTGGGATCATGCAACAAGCAAGCCAGCCGGGAGCTACCTTGTTAAGCTCTATTCCCGGAGCAGCAGCAGGGGTCAAGCAGTACAGTGCGGATAAGGCTAACCTTGCCAAGCAGCAGCTTGCTCTCGCCACCCTTGCCAATCAGCAAAGGGCGACAGAAATAGCGGCGGAAAAAGCAGCTACTGGAACTGACTTCAACCTTGGACGTACTCAGGCTCTGGCGGCCGTCAGGCGTAGTCCTAAGCTTTCTGCCAAATACCTAGATGCAGAAGGTCAGCCTACCCTTGCATTTGAAGAATATGCAGCACAAACATTTAGGAGCGCTTCTCCTTTAATAGAGCAAAGGACGTTACAGACAGAAGCTCTGGCCTACAAAAACTGGCTTGCTGGTCAAGGCAATATTGCACTAAAGACTAGACTGAAAATAAAATCGGACGCGAAGGCGAACAATCAACCAGTGCCAAAAGGTAGTGCTCTTGAGGCTCTAGTAAATGAGGACATCAGGAAACAATACAATAAGTGGCGATCTGGAGTATTGGGCACTAACACAGGCACCAGAACAAAATCTCTATCGGCATATGAAACTAAGCAACCCGCTGGTTGATTGGGAAAGATATCATGGGGTTTGATGTTCTTGGTGCAAGAAATGATGGCTACACAGATGATGAGATAGCTGATTATCTGTCGCAGCAACGCGGGTTTAATATTACGGGCGCTCGTGACGATGGTTATTCTAGCACAGAAATCATTGATTACCTTGTGCCTCCGGTGGCTACACCAGCCCCTGAGGAATCTTCTGAAGAAGGGTTCCTCCCTCAGTTAAAAGGCAGCTTCCTCTCCACGCTCACAGAAGGCAACCCTAGACTAGGCGCAAGGGCTGTTGAGGGCCTTGGTCGTGCGTTTGGCAGCGAGACCATGACGCAATGGGGATCTGAAACAGCTAAAGAGTATGATGAATCTCCTGATAAGTTTGTGCCCCGTGAGCCAGATGCTCTGGAGGCTATCCTATCAGGTGAGCTAGGCCGCATTGGTGATGCTCTTGGGTCTGGATTAGGCCAAGGCTTGGCGTCTCTTGCCGTGCCTGTGGCTACCGCTCTGCCCGGCGCTGCTCTTGGCGCACCTCTTGGGCCGGTGGGCATGGCAGTAGGAGCTAGAGCAGGGGCGGGGCTGGGTTCATTCGCTCTGAACTACGGCGACACCTATGATTACCTGTTAGAGCAAGAGAAAGTAGAAGCCGATCTGGCAGCGAAAGTTGCTGTTGGTCCCGGTGTGATCATGGCTGCGCTAGACATGATTGGTTTGAGCGCTTTATCAGCGCCGTTCCGCAACAAAACGCAGAAGGAAATTTCCCGGTCTATTACTAAGAGGTTCTTACAGCTAGGCAAGCGCGGGTTTACAACGGAGGGCGCAACCGAACTAGCGCAGCAGATTGTACAGGAGTTGACCGGTGAGGGAACTGAGCTTGCGGGTGTGGCGGGAACTGACATTGAGCTTAACCAGCGCATGCGTAATGTTATTAACGCCGGTATTATTGGTAGTCTTACTGGTGGCACTGTTGGCACTATCACTGCTCCCCTGGCTAGACCGACTGATGAATCGGCGGCTCCGGTACTCCCCGATGTTACGGAGGGGCTACCAGAAACATTAGATATAGAGACTGAAACTACCCTTGAGGAAGACACTGCTGATGGGGAGCAGTCCGTTACAGAAGCGGATATGGCTTCTGAGGGTCAACTGGATTTAAATTTTGCATCCGAAGAGGTTGCGCAGGACGAGGTAGAATCTGCGGTTACGCCCCCAGCGAGTGACGAGTTCGTAACTGAACAGGTTGAGGGTGGTGTAGATGAAACAGTCGCTCCCGATTTAGGGCCTATCGACATTGCCGGTGTATCTGATGAAGTCGTGGACGAACAGTTGCGACAAGTTGTTGCAGACCCGTCTCCTGAGGGGCCTGCCGCTCCTGATCTGGGGGAGCTTGATTTAGAAGTTACGGAGCCTGTTTCTCCAGAGTTTCAGGACAGTTCATTAGAAACGATTCCGGTTGCCGCAGGGCAGATGGAACTGTTCCCCTCCTCTACGATTGAGGAGCTTACTGCTTCTGCGCAATCGGCTACTCCGAAGTTGTCTACCCCTGAGCATATTGTAAAAAAAGTAGTTGAGAACTTGAACCGCCGCCTTCAGGCACGCGGTTTGGCCGATGACGTGTCGTTAATTATAACTGATACAATATTCCGGCCTGAGATGGGGGCAAGCCCAGACTCCACACCCAGTGAAGCTAAGTACATCCCTCGTACACAGTCGGCTAAAGGCGCAATAATCTTAGCCCTTGATGCACTCCCCGAATCCACCCTCAGAAAACCCAAAGAGATGGCAACCTATCTTGCCGGTCTTACAGATCACGAGACTGTTCACTCATGGGTGGACATTGGGGTGATAAACGACAACGACATGCAGGCTTTGTCTAAGGCGGCGTCCCTAGCCCCGCACTGGTCTGATCCTAATAAGACAGTGATGGACGTAATAGCAGATGTGTACCCTGATCTTGATGCTGAAGGGCAGATAGAAGAAGCGGCGGCTGAATTATTCAGGGGCCATGCGGCTGGTAACGTAGTTCTCAAGGGACGGCCCCTGTCAATATGGCAACGCATTATGAACTTCTTCAGGAATCTTAAGGGAGGCCTAGCAGAAGCTGACATATACAAGGCGGCTCAGGTTTTCGACAGGGTTGGAATGTCACCTGACTTTGTATCTGTTGCGCCTGCCGCTCCCGCCGATGACTTCGGGGATGATTTGGTCCAGGCCGTGGGTGGTAAGGATAAGTCGTTAGGCGAAGAGTTGCGCGACGACAAGGAAGCTCGCTTATTTCAGGGTGGTCCCAATATGTGGAAACCCGAACCCGGCAAGCCGTTTGGCACGCCTCAACTTAAATTTGTAGGCACTGTTGGGGGGCAAGCATATGGCTGGGGGCTTTATTTCTCTCAAATTCCGGGTGTCGGGCGAGACTTTGCAAAATATTATACAGGAGGTTCAGATAAGCCCGGTCAGTTTCTTGAGCTTGATATCCCAGATGATGCGGTAGCTAAGTTTTTAAATTACAATTTTCCTTTAAGAGAGCAGCCTGAAGTTGTGCAACAGGCAGTCGAGCGCATTTATGATCGCTTCCCGGCTTTAAAAGAAATAATGCGAAGCACCGCCCCAAGCGTTGACGCAGAACAAAACCCAAGAGGCCAAGACCTTTATCGGAGCCTTATACAATTAATATCGGAAGAGCGGGACATTACCCCCTACGGTTCATCCGGGGTTATTAGGACCGATGCGTTTAAAGATGCAAGTTTGGCACTAGGGGAAGCGGGGATACCCGGTCATCAATATAGCCTTGACCCTGAAATGGCCTCAAGGCCAACAGCGAAAGGCCTTGCTGCTCGCCTCATAAATCTTACAGGTAGCGTTGACGCTGCGATTGTAGAGGCGCAAGAACGTATAGCTGATGCAGAGCAACGAGGAGTTGATCTGGCTAATTCAGAGTTTCAAGTGCCTGCTGCTTTGGAAATCCTTCAAGAACAAGGTGACCCTCGCAGGTATAACTACGTGATTTGGGATCAAGATGTTCTGAATCGAGTAGAGGTTAAGGGTGTTAATGATGTGCCGGTCAATCAGGTCGCTGTTAACCTTTCTTCTGCGACAGGGAGTATCCTTGGTCTCAAGGATCTACAGGATCAGGCCAACACTGGAGACATAGAAGCACAAAGACTGCTTCAAGATGTAGCCTCAGACTCTTTATCCTACTTGTTGAGCGGTATTCCTGATGTACGCATACTGCCCACGCCCGCACAAGGTTTGTATGATGGAGATTTAGAGCCTGCAATAGGATTAGATGTAGGTTTTGCAGAAGAAAACAGAAAAGATGTTTTATCTGCGTTAGAAAAATTTGCTGATAATTTTAATCAACAACAGATTCATGTTCGCGGTATTCCCGAAGAAGGGACAGACATTGGGCACGCTTACCCTGATGGCTCCTTTAATACTTCTTCAGTTAGATTTAATTTAGCCCAGCCATTGTCAAGAGCAGAAGTCGAGGAAGTTATATCCAGATCAGGCTTGGCAGGCATGACAGCAACTGATATCTATTTAGACGCTTATTACATAGGGGACCCCAATGACTCAGCCGCCGTCTACCAATTTGAGGAAGGAGTCTACCGAGCCAGACAATCCCTTGCTGAACGCTCACCGTCGCATAGGCGAGAAGTTAAAAGAATATGGGTCTATGGAAATGGGGGATACGGACTCACCAATGACTACTCAGACATACGAGGCCCACTTCGTCCCCCGGAAGCGAACGAGGGGAATCGAACCAGTTGGAGAATAGGTCAGCGCCTACGTGGCCGTCCGTTTATTCCGGTTCCTTCTCAGCAGACCTTAACCCCTGAGCAGCGTGATCTTCAGTCTGAGATAGCTGATGCGTTCGATAATATGCCCCTTAATGATCTGGGCAATCCAGACGTGCGCAGAGCTTATGATGAGCTATCTCGTGAAATTAAAAGTCAGTACCGGGCGCTTCCCATTGAAGTCCGAATGGTGGTTCGAGACGAGAGCGCACCTGTGCAGACATCTATTGAAGATGTGTATCCCAACAGCGATGCTATGCGTAAGGACATATTGGACAACAACAAACTTCGTGTTCTTGCTACAAACTCAGCAGCTTTTGGGCCAGAAGGAGTCTCTTACGACAGCCATCCATTGCTACAAGATAGTGGTTTTGTAGACGCTAACGGGCTTCCCATGCTCGTAAATGATATCTTTAGGGCGGTCCACGATTACTACGCTCATACGATGGCTCCAAATAAGTTTGGCCCGTTGGGCGAAGAAGCTGCATGGCAGAACCACATGAGGATGACCCGAAGCCCGTGGGCTAGATGGGCGCTTACCTCAGAAACAAGGGGCCAGAATAGTTGGTTTAATTTTCATAGACTAGCTGTTGGCTCAAACAAACGAGCAGACTCATTGCCTTTAGTAGAGCGTGAGTTTGCGGAGCAGAAGACAGCGCTACTCCCCATAGAATACACGATGACCGGTGATCCTGTTATTGATGAAGAGATGCTCGACATAGCATCTCCCGATAAGGAAGCGCGGAACTTTGGCGATGGCAAGCCAAGCGTATCTGTAAGGGCAGATGATGGCTCTGTGGTGGCATATACTTATAAAGGGTACACCATAGAAAAAGGTGATGAAGGTTTCCGGGGCATGTGGCGGCTCATCCCCCCCGGAGAAAATAGTGCCAGTGATATTGCGCCGACAAGACGCGAGCTTATGGCAGCAGTGGATGCTCTAGAAGAAGAGACACGGCGCTCTGAACCAGAAGCTACATCAGATAAGGAAGCGCGGCGCTTTGTTGACTTGCCCAAGGAAGCGCAGCGACTAGTCAGGACCACAGATGCTAACGGTAAGCAGACCGCTAGGTTCGGAACGATCCAGTACAAAGGGAACAATGTCCCTGTAGTTCTGCACATGGGTACACCAGAAGACTCTGGTATGCGCCATGCGGATAAACATCTTCTTAATTTTGAGACGTTCACTCCATATGAGTCTGTTCCCATAGCGTTGAAGTCTTTGATGACGGCATCGTTTAACCCTGAGCGGCAAGCTCCCCGTAAGTCTCCTGCCCTTACATTTACAGAGGGCGGCGGTAGAAACCAAGCAGGCAAGTTTACCATTGAATGGCAGGACCCAGCCTCTCGTTTCCCCGTGAAGGCTGCGTTTACATTACTGGAGCCAAACACAATTAGCGGGGTAGAGGTTCCTGTCTTTGCAATGGATACCATCTTTGTTGATACGGGCAGAGAAACTCCCGCTTATCAGGCAGCGGAAAGGACGATCAGACGGGAAGGCGTGATAGAGCTAGATAAGATCTCGCGCCCCGGCAAAGAGGCTGTGCTAGATGCAGTCGCTAACTTCAAGCAGAGAGCAAAGAAAGAGAAGTTTGCTAGGCCCATATCGCAAGAGTTCTCTCTCAAGTCCAAGCCCACTGACATGGGTATCGACATGCCCTCAGGCATGGTCGCGCCTCAGCAGCATGAAACCTTGGGCGAAAAGGTTCTCACTAATCTTGGCATGGTTGGTGGCAGTCCTTTAGATAGCTTCGGAGATTTCTTCAAGTGGTTCCGAAGAGTGTTCGTGGATATGTGGGACCCGATCCGTCGCATGGACGTTGGCCTGTCAGAACGGGACGCAAAGAACCAGAACTTTTTAAGCGCGTCCAGTTCAGCATGGGCGGCTATGCGTAGAGCACGTAGGGCGACTGCTATTACAGCATACTCCCTATCAAAAGGAGTGCCGACTTACCGTGATGGCTCTACCTCGGTGAAGGATATACCGGAGGACGCCCTACAAACTAACATAGATGGAACAACGGAACGCAGCCGCATCGCCGGGACATCTACAGGATTTATTCCTATCATTGAGCCATTGAGAAATGGCAATCGGTTTGATCCATTTCACCTGTATGCGATAGCTCGTAGGGCGGCACGTCTTATTCGTGAGGGGCGGGAGCGTCTTCTTACTCAAGATCAGATTGCACAGTACCTTGCCATGGGGAACAGCCGTGCTGAGATAGCGCAGATCATGGACATATCAGAGGCTGAGGTGGACACTCTCTTGGCTGGGCGTGACATCAAATTTAATGATGACTTCTCTGATATCTTTCAAGATTACCAAGTATGGAACGGTTACTTCGTAGATTTCTTGGTAGACACAGGGGTTCTCACTAGAGAGAAGGCCGACATATGGAAAGAGTCTGCTGATTATATTCCGTTCTATCGCCAGCTTGATAAAGATTATGGTGGCGAGGCCATGACCGGTGAGAATCCTATGTTCAAGGGATTAATGGCAAGCGCCCCTCCTCCTGAACTAAAAGGGAAAGGAATGATATGGTCGATCATAGCAAAGGATGCGCAGGGCAATGAGACAATGTTGCCCACTACGTTTGGTCAATCTGAAAAGAATGTAGCTGAGGCATATGCGCAGAAGTACAAAGATGAAACGGGGATGGACGCAAGAATAGTTCGCAAGGGGATGCCCCTTGGTGGATTCTTAGATACTATAACAGAGAACGCTTTATCTGCTGTTCAGACGGGAATGATGAACGTCGCTATGCAGCGGACAATGCGCAACCTTGTTCTTACAGATCCTCAGACAACCGTGAAGACAAAGCCAGGGACGCCGGGTTCAGTTACATTCCACGTCAAGGGTGAGCCAATAACGCTATACGTGGGTGATCGTGCGCTTTACTCATCTCTTCATAACTACCTTGACAATCAACGGATTGATCCGTTCGTTAATTTCTTAGGGATGCCTGCTCGTTTCTTGAGAGAGATGATCACCCGATCACCTGACTTCATGGCGGCGAACATGCTAAGGGATTCGCTGTCTGCATGGGTAACCAGTGGTCGTGACACTAAGGCTTTAATAGGAACTATTGGTGGGTTCTCTCAAGCTCTGCGTGGCAGTGCCTCTGCTGATGCACTGGCTGCGGCGGGCCTGATGACCGGGTTTGATTTTGGTGGAGACCCCACCAAGATGACTCAATTTATAGACAAAGAGTTGCTTAAATATAAGTACCCGTCAGCAGCGGGGCGGTTTGCACGCAATCCACTGAAGGCTTTGTGGGACGCAACAGGTACAGCTTCCCGTGCTTCGGATGCAGCCACTCGTATCGCTGTATATGAGAGGGTCCTTAAAGACACAGGCGATGAAGCGCAGGCTATCTTTGAGGCCGAGGAGGTTATTAACTTCTCAGCGCGAGGTAGTTCAGCATTGATAAAGAACCTTGCGATAGTGGTTCCATTCTTGAACGCCCGTATCCAAGGCTTGGATGTTTTGTACCGTTCTTCGATGGGGGCCAAAGGGTTTGCGGCGAGGCCTGAGTCCGACATTGTAAAGAGAAGGTTTATGTTCAGAGCCATGCTGGTTGCCGCGAGTAGCGCAGCGTACTGGGCCATGGTCCACGATGATGAGGAATACATAAACCAAAACCCAGAGATCAAAGATAACTACTGGATAATTCCGTCGGCGTGGATACCCGGTTATGACGGACCACCCCTCAAGTTTCCGATACCGTTTGAGGTAGGGTTCTTGTTCAAGACCATACCTGAAAGGGTCATGGCCTTGTACTTCGGCAAAGACGTGCCTCGTGATATTGCGCAGACGTTGCGGAGAGGTCTGGTAAATACGTTTGAATTTAATCCAATCCCTCAGGCAGTGATGCCTCCGCTTGAAGCCATAGCCAATTACAGTTTCTTTACTGGGCGCGAGATTGAAGGACAGTATCTCAAGGGCCTTGAGCCGGGGTACCGTTATAACAGCCGCACTTCGGCGCTAGCTATAAAGTTGGGTGAAGACTTTAACTACTCTCCCGTAAAGATTGACCACATGATTAGAGGGTACGGTGGCACCTTAGGCACAGTGGTTATCGACACAGTAGACCAAGTGATGAGAGAGACGGCAGCTAGTTTAGGAGAGCGCCCCTCCAAACAGCTTAGTGAATACCCATTTGTGAAGAGATTTTTAGCAAAGCCAGATGCGCGAGGCCTTGTCACACAGTTTTACGAGTTGCGGAAAGCAGTCAATCAAGCCGTCAAGACATCTGATATGCTGGAGAAAGGTGATCTTACCTTAGAAGAAAGCGTGGAGTTTTCAGATAAGAGAGCAAGGTTGCTGGCAATAGAGGACGATGTAAAAGAAATATCTGGCGTACTTTCTAGCCTGAGAGATGAACGCAAGCGTGTTATGCAAGCGGACATAAGCCCAGAAGAAAAACGGGAAGAGATTGACAGGATCACAGCCATGGAGCTTATGGCTGTTGAGTCTATCCCGGAACTAAGGCAAGAGGCGTTTCGATAGGAACGCTCCCCCACAATAGGAGATAGGTATGTTAAGTTTGCTCGGGTCCCTATTGGGATTTGGTACTTCTTTCCTGCCGAAGGTCATGGATTTCTTCCAAGACCGGTCAGATAAGAAGCATGAACTAGCGGTAATGGAAGTTCAAATACGTCAGCAGAAAGAACTAGCTGATCAAAAGTTGGAGATGGTCAATGTGGAAGCAGATGTACGAGAGATGGAATCTCTTCACAAGTCTATGCAGCCTACGGGCGTGGCGTTTATCGACGGCCTTCGTGGTTCTGTTCGTCCTGTTATCACTTATGCTTTCTTCGGGCTGTTCATTTTTGTTGAAGTATCCGCTTATCTCGCACTCACTTCCCAAGGAGTATCTGGATTGGACGCGGCCAACGCTGTCTGGTCTGAAGAAACCTCAGCACTGTTTGCCGCCGTCATTAGTTTCTGGTTCGGCGGACGCGCCATCTCCCGTGCCAGAAAATGAGGATCAATGCGCGAGGGATGCAGATAATAAAGCTCTTTGAAGGCTTTCGCTCTGAGCCGTATCTGTGTTCCGCGATGGTTGCCACCATTGGGTTTGGTTCTACTTGGTCCTTTGATGGCAGTCGTGTCACCTTATCTCACCCGTCGATTGATGAGGCAGAGGCCGAGGAGCTACTTCTACGAGAGGTCCGTAAGTGCGAGAAGGCGGTAGATCGGCTGATCAAAGTCGAATTAAATCGCAATGAACACTCTGCTCTCCAGAGCTTCGTATATAATTTAGGCAGCGGTCGGCTACAGTCTAGTACCTTAAGATCCCTCTTGAACAGGAATGCTCCTAGAGAAAGAATTGCAGATGAGTTCCCTAAGTGGCGAAGAGCCGGGGGCAAAATATTACAGGGCCTAGTCAGAAGACGGGCGGCAGAGAGAGCTTTGTTTCTGTACGAAGGAGACTGATATGGAAGTGGATGCGAGGCTAGGCATACAGGCGGCGATCATGTTAGCCACAATTGCTGGGGGGTATGCGGTTGTTAAGGCCCAACTACAGCGTGTCATCTCTGATCTGGTTGATCACATAAAGAAGTTTGAGAAACATAAGTCAGCGTTCGATGCCCGACTTGATGATGCGGAGTCCCAGAGAAGTGTGTTCGCTAGTCAGATATCCACGCTTATTGATATCAATAGTGTGTCTGCTTTGGAGCGGCGCAACAGGGAGATGGCTACGTTGCAGGCGGAAGTTAAAGTGTTGCAGGCTCAGATCCAGCACCTAAATGATATACACAATTCAAAGCATCCAGAGACAAGCAAGTAGGAGACTCGCATGGACACAATACTAAAGTGGTGGGAGAACACCTTCGGCGGCAACAATGCAATATGGAATATAGACTATGGTAAAATCATTATCATTGCTCTGCTTGTGTATCATATTTTCTTTCAGTCCTAGTAGTGCAGTAGCTACAGAGAAGGTGTTTGCTGGCTGGATACTTCATATGTTCATTAGCGGACAACTCAAGGAGTACACCCCACGAGGTGGGATGACTGAGTGCCTGAAGGTAAAGCGGAAGATTCTGCGTAGTCAGGGCCATTCGGTTGGCACCCGTTGGGAATGTGCCAGGGGTAAACTTGTTCTCCGTGAATACTCAGCAGGGAAGGACGGAAACAAGTGGTTGCCCGTGGAGCACTTGGGTAAGTAGTTATGGCTGAAGAGCGGGGCAGGAGAGACAGCGACCAGCTAAAGATAAGCGATAGCTCTGCCATCTCTATGCCTGTTCGCAATCTTCTGTCGATTGTCGCTGCTGTATCTGTCGGGGTGTGGGCTTTCTTCGGAGTGCAAGAGCGCTTGAATAAGCTGGAAACTTTCGAGCAGCTTATCCGTAAGGATCTTGAGACAGGCTTGAAGGAACTGAAGACAGAGCTAGGAAAGAACAGTGAGTTCCGTATCAAGTGGCCTCGTGGGGAGCTGGGTCAGGCCTCTGCTGATCAGGAGCAGTACCTGTTAATAGAGCATCTGAGCGGTCAGGTAGAGAAGATACAAACGCGCATTGAAGAGGGCATGAGTAACGGCGTCAACATCAAGCGACTACAAGAAGACGTTAAGACGTTAAGAACTGATGTGGAAACATTAAAGGATAAGCAGCGTGGCCTGTTAAGCAGCGGGACAGGAGGCTAGCATGGACCCCATCACAATAGCAGCCGCCATTGCAGCCACCAAAACGCTAGTGAAATCGGCACGGGGTGTCCAAGAGATTGCGCACGGTATTGACGGACTGTTCCATGCCAAAGAGGCGCATGAGAAAAATAAAGACCACGAAGCTGGTAGCTCAATCGGCAAAAAGAATAAATCAATTCTTCAAAAGCGCGCTAAGGATGACGGCTCCGAAACTTCTATGTCTGCCAGTGCCGCAGCCATCATCGAACGCAAGCAATTGGATCAGCAGCTTGAGGACCTCAAGACCGAAATCAATCGTAAATGGCCGAGCGCTCCTAACGAGCCGACGACTTGGGATCTTATCCTAAAGGAACGTGAAAAGCGGGTTGCCGAAAAGAAAGAGCGCGAGAGGCTCGAAAAGATTGAGGCTGAGGAACGTGCGGAACGGCGTAAGAAACTTTTGCTTGAGCTTGCCAAAGGTTTAATCGTTGCGGCGATTGCAGGTGGTATTGGTACGTTCCTCTATTGGGCTGCACAGAGAGGTGGCAGTGCCTAGCTGTCCAACTCTATTAGCCCCACACCACCACACTCTATACATATGACCTCGAACTCTTCAATGGAGGGGAAGGCAAACCTATCGCCTGTGTGTGTTAGCCGAGTGGCTTCCACTATGACGTGGCCTTCTCCCTCACAATTGGTGCAAGTCCTCATCCGTGACTCTTCTTCTCTGGTCATTATTTCTATTTTCCCCTTAAGGAGTTTATTCTCAAGATCTATTCCTATGGAATTATTCCCTTGGCTCCTGTTTCCCTCCTGTTAGTGGATTCTCATCTGTTACCACACGCCCTCCATTAAAACCGTATGGCATAGCACTTTGTTTCTCTTTGAATACAAATAAGTGATATTGATTAGCGGCATCAACGACTCTACTTTCTCGCGGATACAGCATAAATCCTTCGTTTTCCTCTCCAACTAATTCATTCTTTATTTGCTGGAGATCTCTCCATGACCAAATAGGCTGTTGGTCAATCCGTTTAATTGAAAGATACCATGCGTCAGGGGCTTGTGTGTTAAGAAGCATATTTGATTTATCTGCATCTTTCTTAAAAACCAGATAAACATCGTTTTCCCATACTTCAGCACCGGTATCATATGCTTGTTGTTTTTTAACTTCCGCGTAAGACAAATTAAAACCTGCTTCTTTCAATTCTCTTTGGCGTTTCTGCAAAGCTTTTCTTTTAGGAGTTTCGGTGTGCCGAATGAATTTAAACTTTTCCATACTCAAAGCGTTTCCTTCCGCAGTCTTTCTGCGTCCAGTTCTTTATACCCCTCTTTGGCTGCGTCTCCGCTGCGCCTAGAATTTGTTCGCTGCTTGTAAAGCTGCAACATTTCGTTGGCCTCACCTACGGGGTAGGTCAACAGGACATACACGCGAAAGAAAGTATTGTGAGGAAGTATCTCCATCTCTTTCACGCTGTACCCTGCCACGTTGACCTCGCGCATGATGTTCTTGGTCACGCGCTCCGTGTCCTGCAACGTAGGCGGGGCCATGCCCTTCCCAGTTTCCGTGACGTAGTTCTTCACCTGAGAACTCAGCCGCCCTTCAATGCGGTCAGCCAGTGTACGCTTGGCGTTCAAGATGCTCTTGTCGATTGCCAGTTGCAGATCGGGGGATGTCCCGCTACCTACTGAGTGGATAGCGTTCTCCGATTGGGGCAGTTCAGTGAACCAATCAGGTAGCTCCTCAATGGTATTCGATATCATCTCCCGTCGCTGCTCTCGCTTCTCTTCCTGTTTCTTGAGGAAGGCTTCTGGAGATCCAGGCTTTGGTGTTGAGCACCCCCCCAAGATCGCAATCAAACATGCGGTTCCAATCCATCTTCTCATCCCTGTTGCTCCTCATCTGATTTTCCAAACTGCAAGTGGTGTGCTATCTCTAGCAATTTCCGAATGTTCTCTAGGTGGTTCTTCTCAAACTTAGATCCTCTTGCAAGGATCGCGTACCTGACGCCCTCAACAAATCTTTGTGCATCTTCAACGGGAAGGCTGCACCATCTCTCATGGAAGTCACTCATTGCCGTGCCTCCTCGTCATCCCTTTCGAGCGCCTTGTTTGCCAGCATGGCATAGAACTCCACGCCCTCGCTAACAGCCGCAATGTCCCGTATCTCTGTCAACGCCTCGCGCAAGGCGGCAACGCGCCGCAATGCTGGACCTGATTCTTTCACAGCAAACCTCCTGTTAAATGCTTCCATGAACTCGTGATAGATGTTGCTCATATCGCTTTCTTTATCTAACTAAGCGGTATGCCTTCCTCACATAACGCTTTTGGTTGTTCGGTATCTCCATCAGCTTCAAGTTAAAGTCTTCGATGGAGTATTCCTCTAGCAGCGCTAGCTTCTGTGGCGTCGTGAGGACGTGGATCACTTCCTCTATCTCATTCCCTGACAAGTCGGCAGGAAACCTAGCTACTATGGAATACTTGTCTCCGATTGGGATTGGAGTTCTCCCTGTGATCTTACTATCTAGGTCAAACTCATTCGGAAAGATCAGCGTTAGTTTGTTCTCGTGATCCTCCAATAGAATGTTCACAAACATTTCTTTTGTCGGGTCCACGGTGATGACCAGCGGATCGCCATCCCGAAGCAAGGGATTGGATAAGTCCACCCGCACGTCGAAGTTCGGATCGGATGGCTCTGATCTTGAGGTGACCCGTGCTTCCAGTATCACCCTGCACACCCTCTGATCCTGTAGGTTCTCCGTCACTCTTACTGTCCGGTCCCGAATGCCACTGATGAGACCGTCCAACATCGACCAAGTGAAGGTGTGGATCGGGCAGTTGACTGTATCCCCCTTCTCCTTACACGACATGAATGTATCTGATGAGACGTACTCCCCACTAAATGACTGGATAGCATTGAGCTTTGCTCTGCTCTCTGCCTTACGACAGGCTTCCGCTTCTGTGATCTCAGAATGAATCACGTAGTCACCTTTGCCGTAGACCCATTCATCAAAGACCATGGGCTGCGCATCTGGTGTGTTGAGATCCAACACCAGACGCAACAGCCCTATCCCAACGCTCAAATATTCCATGGTAACTCCATCTGAGCCGGTGGCTTAATGAAGTATTTAGCCACGGTCTTGCCTTTCCCGGTGGCGTGGGGCTTGGTCTCGACCTCAATGCCCTTGGCGCGAATGTCTGCAATCCGAGCCGCCAGCCTGAGGCACCCAAAATTATTGAGTGCCTCAAGTGGTGTGATGGTGTGTCCTGCATTTAACCACTCAAGAATGTCAGATGTTTGGCTCATCATCCTCTCCCGCGAACGCTTGATGATTAATCACAAAGTCTTCAATGACCTGTCGAAACAGGGTTGCTGACGTGACGTTCTGACTTGCCGATAGAAGGCGCATGGCCTCCAGAAGATTGTTGGGCATCAGTACGCTGTATTTTGTGAACTCACCCTTGAGTTTCGCGGGACGGTTCAACAGACTGTTTGAGTCACTCATTGCTATTCCTTTCGTAGGCTTCACGGATTTGTTTGAACTTTCTCTGAGCCGACTTGTTCTCTTTCAGTTCAGATAACGAGCCGACATTGAGAGCGAACCGCAAACGATCTCGTGTTTGCTCCTCCTCGCTCTCGTCTGGGGTGGGGAGGGGCGCATCGTTGGCCTCCCCCCATGCGCTCATATAGAATTGGAACGCTGGTTCGCGGCAGACAATTGACGCCGCCGCCACGAGGTTGACCTCCTTAGGTGCAACCGGTTCATCATGGTCATCTAGTTCGACCATCGCTACGCCGAAGCGTGTCGCAGTTGTGTGGGAGAGTAGCCCCACAGGTACGTCATTGGGATGGATCAGCAGCTTGATCACCACCCCGCTCTGCGCCTTCATGTTATTCACCACGCTATGAAGCTGCGCTTCAAAGCTGAATGTGGCATCACGAATCTCTGTCATCATTCCACTCCTTCCAGCATTTCTCAGCCCACTGAATTGGGTTGCGGTCCACGATCTCCCAGTATTTCTTCTCGTCACCCTTCATGTGGAGCATGTGGTGACAAGACCGACAGAGCGGAACTACCCAGTTGTCTCCGACTTTCTTACCCATCGCATTGGGTTCGGCGTAAGTGACGTGATGAGCGTCACCACACCACGGCGTTCTGCACGCCAGACATGGCAGTTGGCGAACGTGGGCAAGGTACTTCTTGTCACGCACCCGCTGCCGCTTGAAGTTAGAGATCATCGAAATCAATAATCTCAGAGGACTGCTCCTCAACAACCGGCGCAGGAGCCGCAGCAGGAGCCTCCCCACGGCGCGGAGGATACTGAGTGCCGCCTCCACCGCCCTGTTCTTTAACCTTATTAATTTTGATCTGAACATATTCAGTTCCGTTCTTGGTGCGCTTGACCTCGCCGTTCATAAACAGGGTGACGTTCTCCCCGGTTGCGTTATAAGCCGCAACCAGTGTGTCGATGTCCTCCTTACGAAAGCTGATGTCACCGGACCAAGCCTTCCACGACTCATGCTTGCCGCCACGGTTGTCGAAAAGATTTCCAATCGCCATTAGTTATTCTCCTTGCTGAGATCAGCTTTTCGCTGACTGATCTGTGTGATGTGAATGTGCTTCTTCAGTTCTGCACTATGTGAGTTCGCGATTGACTTGAAGAGAACCACGTTCTCCGTCGTGAACTTCTGCAATGACTCAAGATCCAAGGTCTTGAGGATAGCCTGGAAGTGTTTGTTCACGTAGGCTTCTTGATCTGTCAGGGAACAATCCCCAGGGAACACGAACTTCAGCGTGTCAACATCATCGAACCCATGGATGAGGTTGGCATCGCCGTCATAAACATTTTCATATCCATCGGTTTCGCTGACAGTTTCGAGTGTCGCGCCAAGCTCTTCTTCCACAGCCTTGACCACGGGGTTCTCCTTGGCTTGCTCCACCACCGACTTAGCTTTTGGTTTGGGC